AATATTCAATTAAATTGTTTCTTCAACAATTGGCTCTGGTTGTGGAGGTACTGGAGGTACATAATCACCTGTAATTGTTACATCAATTTGAGTTGCAACCCAATTGTAAGCATACTCATTTGTTGCCCAACCATTGTAATCTTCGCCTGTCATAGTTAAGTTACCTTCTTGTAATTTACTTTGAGTGTCGCTTAATAAAGAATAGTAAAAAGTAGCTGCATTGTTTAAATTGTCATTAATACAATAAGCATTAAGGATTGTTGCCGTTCCTAAGTTTAGTGGGAATACCACTGGTTCGATTGTTTTCATTTTATTTATTTTCTAATTGTTAAAAATTACCTTCAAAATCTGCACGTGTTGGGCATCTATTAGTTGGAGTAACTTGACCGCTTACGTTTGTATGTGATTCAATATAAGCAGCAGTAACTATCCTTGTGTCATATTCTGCTGGTATTGTTACATCAACTGTATATGGATAATAATAAGGTATGTTCCTTAGTGTTGCACCTGTTATTAATTGATTCTCTGCCGTTGTAGCCCAAGTTGATGCCATTATAATAATTTTTTTATAAGTTCTTCTAATTGTGCAACCTTATCTTCTAAGTAAGCAATCTTAGCAGTATGTACTTGACTATAAGATAATGATAAAAAACCATCTTCTCCTTCATTAACTGCACTTGGTAATATTTCTTGTACATCTTGTGCGTAGTAGCCTAATTCTTTTCTACTATTTTTAAGATACATTCTTGCAGCAACATTTTCAATTCCTTTTGGTTGTTCATAATCTTTTACAAGAATCTTTAATCTACTATCCGAAGTATCAAAGAAACCGCCTGTTGAACGAACAGTCCCAGTTACATCAAGTTTATACCCACTATCTGTTGTTGTTCCTATTAATACATTACCCCCCGATGTAATTCTCATTCGTTCGCCTGTACTTCCAGCATTTCTTGTTTTGAAAACCATATAGAAACTATTTCCAGAAGGAGCAGCCATTTCAATACCACCACCATTAACAAGTCCGCTACCATACAGCCAATTAATACCGCTTGTTACATCCAGAGAGCCTCCGTTAGCTATATATAAAAATGGATTTGTGTCATTTCCTATTTGAACGTTACCAGATTGTGTGATTGATAATACAGAAGTTCCTGTATATGGATTACCACCTATTGATGTGCTTACTTTAAAACTTAAAGTTCCATAGTTATCATATCCATTTATTAATGCCCAGTTTCTACCAGCAGAACCATAGTTATCTGTAAATTGTAAATAAGGAATTGGACCTGCATTGCTATTCCCTGTTATATAAGAAACACCCGTTGCCGTTACACTACTTGAGAATCTTCCTGTACCATTAACATCTAACTTAAATCCTGCATCGGTAGTTGTGCCTATTGCTAAATTTCCTGTACTAAACAAGGTCATTGCTTGGGTAAATGTTATAGCGTTACCTGCCGTTCCTGAAGGTGCTTGATACCAAATGTGTGCGCCATCATATTGACCATAACTTGTAGCAAATGAACTATCTATATATCTATAATTCGTGTTATCAAAATAAGCATTAGTTCCAAAATAAACATCCCTACTTGTAGAAGATAACCAAAAACTTTTAATATTTTGTATTGCTTTAACATTAGAACCCCACGCACTCGGTGTAACTCCTAATCCTAAATTGCCAGAAGATAATGTCATTCTTGTAGCTACACCTAATTCTACAAATCTAATTGCATCTGTATAACCAATAGAACTATTTGTAGTGCTGAAGCGAATATCATCTCTAAATTGAGCAGCCCCATTTACATCTAATTTATATGAAGGACTTACACCTATTCCAATATTAGAACTCACTTCTTGTATTACACTATCTCCTATTGTACTTGCACCCGTAAACTTAGGTAGGTAGTTTGTAGTACCTGTTCCTGTTACAGGGTTAGTTAAAGCGTTCTGCTTGTTGTTAAACGTAGTCCAATCAGTACTTGATAATAAACCATTTTGTGAACCACTTGCAGTTGCAATAGCTAATGTAATTGTACCACTTGTAGTGATAGGAGTTGAACCAATAGTTACTCCGCTTGTTGCAGAAGATAATCCTACGCTTGTAACTGTTCCTACACTATAAGTTCTATTTGCACTTAAATCAAATGAAGTTCCGTTAATAGTTATAGTTCTACTTGTTGGAACGTACCCACTTAAATCAGGTGCATAGTTAGGGATATTAAACACCCCTGTTGTTGAGTTATAAGTAGCTGCACCGCTTGTACCTGTTGTGGTCAAACTAATAGCTGCTCTTGCCAAAGCATCTGTATATTGAGTAATTGTTGAAGCTATCGTAAATGAAGGATAAGTTCCACTAATTGATATCCCTGCACCTGCCGTTAAAGAAACAGTTTGGTCTGGAGCAGAGTTAGTAATTACACCTGTTGTAGAGTTGTAGCTTATTCCTGTGCCTCCACTTAAAGAAGTTAAGGTTATAAAGTTTGAACCATTTGTGATTTGATTATTATTGGTAGGTATTGTTATTACCCCTGTTGTGCTATTATAAGCACCACTACCTGCCGTAAAACTTAAAGCTGCTCTTGCTCTTGCATCGGTAAAGTAAAGGTTTGTATTTTCAGTTACTTGACTTGTATTATAATCGCCACTAACCGCTACAACTGCACCTGTTCTACCAAATACACTTGTAACCGCATCCGTATTATCATCAGTCCAAGAAGCAGATATTGTACCACCATCTTGTTGATTAAGCGTTAAAGTCTTAGTTGTTGTTCCTGTAACCGCTGCACTTATGATTGAATCATTGTAAGCAGTATTAAATTTAACCCAATCTAAGTTATCCAAATAACCATCAACCGAAGCAGATGCAGCTGGGATTGATATTGTATTAGATGTGTTAACTAAAGGTGCAGTAAATGATAATGCAGCTTGTTTCGCATTAAACACACTCCAATCGCTTGAACTCAACTTACCTGTATTTGTAGCCGAAGCAACAGGCAGATTAAAAGTATGCGTAGCTGTTGAACTTGATATGTTAAAATCCGTTCCGCTTGTGCCTGTCGCTAAAAATTGTACTTGTCTTGTTAAGTTATTTAACGAAGTTAATCCCTTAGAAAATGTTGTAACTACTTGGCACAAATGATTGTTCTCTGTGTGTAAAGTAACTTCTCTTGTATCAACATTTGCATATATTCTAATTGCTATTCTATCGGTTATCGCTAAAACAGTTTGAGCTACAGGGATAGCAAAATAATAAGGACTTAAAGTTGTACCACTTGTTAAATATTCAGGTACGCTTTGGCTACTTCCTATCAAAGTAAAAGTAGTGCCGTCATATTTATAAACCTCTGCATATACATAAGGATTATGAGCATTAGAGTTTACGCTAAAATAAAACTCACAATTAAAGTTACCCGCAGGTACTTCTAATAAAGCAGGGTCATTAGCATCTGTTAAATAACTTGCTATGTATCCATCTGCCGTAATAGTAATATCAGTTCCTGCACCTGCAATTGGGTCTTTGCTTAATTCTCTATAAGCAACACCGCCAATAGTACCTTGTGAAACACTTGAATTTAGATAGTAAGAAACCGAACTTCCGCCACCTGTTGATGTTGGGAAATCTGCTAATGCGCCATCCCCTCTAACATATTGAGTAGCATCCCCTGCAAATCCTATGTTAATAGTTCCTGCCGTTGTAATTGGGCTTCCTGTAATTGTTAAAGCATCGCCTGTTTCTGTAACTGCTACGCTTGAAACTGTACCCGTTGTAGCAAATAAATTAGCTATCTGTAATAAAGAAATCTTTTTACTTACACCTGTAATCGGATCGCCTATAATTGTTAAATCAGAAGTTTGCGGTGCAACGCTTGTCGCTAACTGATTAATTTTTTTTGATTCCATTAATAAGTATAATTTGTAGGCACCTGGCACCTGTTGTTTATAAATGGTAAATTCAAAGTAATATCACACTTGACGCCTGCTAAAAAATCAGGATCAGATTCCGTGAAATACGTCATTGGAATATTATCCCCGCAAGTCCAAGTAACTACTCCATAATCTAAGGGATATCTTAATTGAGCAATAAAATCTTGTGCTACCAATGTTTGATCCGATAAAACTTCTGTTTCGTTTGTTTCCTCTGATAGCATCCTATCCATAAAGTAAAAACTGAAATTGAAATTTATTTCTTTAGCACCTATTGTAGCACCTGTTAACGTAAAAAACATAGCAGGATATGTAACCTCGCCATTGCTTAAACGTTCCCAGACATCCCCAAAGTTAACAAAATTAATTTGTTCGTGGTCGTTTCCTATCTTTGTCAGTTCGTTGACTATTTGGTTTAATGTCATTCTTTTTTGCTTTTTCCAAATAAACTTTTAGCTTATTTTGGTTTTTTATAGTTACTTGTTTACTCATATTAGCAGCATCCAATATTACCCTGATACCTTTCCTCAAAAGTTCTTTTACGTTTGCCCTCGTAATCATCATCATTGCAACAAGCATCCCCTAAGTACATTGAAACTGTGTAACCTTCATTATCAGGCTTGATTGAATCAATGCCGCTACCAAAGTTTAAGTAGTTAGGATATAAAGCATTGTTTTGTTTTAGGTATTTAATTAACCTTTGCTTGTAAAATTCTGCTCTGGCTTTGTATCTGTTAGCCACGTCAATCATATCTTGCATTGAAGGACTTTCTTGATTCTCGCCCGTCTTTCTTAAAAGCCCTTTATTGTAAAACTGAAAAGACAAACCCTGTGGTAACTCCGACATTACAAAATAGATTAATGTATCTACAATGTAATCATCCAATAAAGTCGTTTGTAAATTTGTGTATGTATTGGTATCAACCGCCGTTTGTAATTCATTGTAAAGTGCCGATCCTAAAGCAGGCAAAATATACATATCTTGCGCCGTCTTGATTTCAGGCAATACTAATTTTTCATCTACGTTTGCGTGCAATCCTGTTCTGTCCTTAATCGACTGAACTGATATAAATAAAGTATTCTTGCTCATTATTTTTTTCTTGTTACTATGTTTGAAACCCATTGATGTCTGCAACTTGGCTCGTGAGTATTAGTACCAGGCTTTGTGTACCAACCGCCTTTACGATCCCATACCGAATAACCTAATCTTGCACTCATTAACTCTATTTCGCTACGGCTATAAACCTTATTTGCGTCTAATAAAGCCACGCAAAACGGACGGCTTGTATCCTTATCTGCATTACTAAAACCCGCTTTCCATTCATAAGAATATCTAATCAGCAACTCCGTTGTCTGTGGCTTGATTTTTTCTAAAATATCCTTTAAAGGCTCTGTCAAAGTATGCTCTGTAATTACGTTTTCATCAATCCCTGTACCTATTGTGTATTGCTTAGGTTGGATATGCCCATCTTCAATTAATTTTTTAATTACTTGATTGATGGTATCTACGTTTTGATCTAAAGTAGTCGCTAAAACCTCAGGTGTTATTCTTTTATCCTTAGCCATCAAATCAAGCACATTGGCTTGTAATTGGTTTACCTCTGCAAATAACTGATATTCAGAATCGTCATTAAAGCGCGTTCTTGACTTCCAAATATTGTATGAAGCCTTATCCTCACCAAACTCAAAAAACACGCTAAAATCGTCCTTAAATTGCGCAGATTGCACAACTGTAACCGCTTCCTCTGGTGCTTGATATTTAGTCATATCAATACCCGCCTTTTCAAGTAACCATTCCTTAGGTGCAATTTCCTTTAAAAGATTCTCTGTAAACTCAAATCCGATAGGCTCGGTTGGGATAATATGTAATTCTGCGTCCTCGATACCTCTGTACTTAAATAGCATATTAAATACACTTTCAAGGTGCATTTGCTTACTATTAACGTAAGTATTTTTAAAGATTTCATATCCGTCGCGCATTTCAGAACGGCTACCTAATTTACCAGCCTCTGCAATACCAAAGATTGATGGCGTTGTAATCTGATGCCCTGAAAATATATTAGTTTGAATTAAAGAATCCACACGACCGAAGTCCTCTTTTGTTATATCAGAAGTGCCTAAATCATCAACGATAGGTTTTCTTGCGCTATCATTTACAAAAGCTAAAATGAACTTCTTACCATCTGATCCGCTAAATCTATTCGTAAAACGTTTTTCAATATTACGCTTTTCATCATCCGAAGGCTCGCCATTAGGTAGGGTAATAAGTTTACTTGCAGAAAACCCTGTCTGTGCATTACCTAAAACGTGCTTAGATATTTCAATATCTGATTCTATGTAATTAAGCGCACCGAAATAACCTGGCAAAGAATAGTAACCCATATTTGGGCGATATTCTTTTATATAAAGAATCTGCTTGCCGTATGGATTAGCAGGGTTAAAAGCAGGGTAAACCTCCGCTTTTTCTGCCCTATCAGCCCAATCTTCTTTATACCAAAATTGTGTATTGTCTTTATTAGTACGAACCTTAGTATAATCGCAATGCCAGATTTCGCTTAACTGACCTGCAACTGACCAAATGATTTCTAAATAATAACCTCCAAATAATTCAGCATCCAAAGATACTTTTCTTGTAAGATCCTCAAGGCTTTCCATTCTATTGACTTTTTCAATAAAAGGTTTTGCCTGCTCGCTACCTGTCCAACCATTTGCAGTAATATAATGTACCTTGCTTTTTATAATAGCATTATGCTTAGCTGACTTATTAAAAAGTTCAACCAAGTAATTTGGGTAATCGTTGCGATCGCCATACTGAATATACCCTTCACCTTTTTTTTCTTTAAATTCAGGCTGCTTGGCTTCCGCAAATGTTAGTACTCTTAAATCCATTATTGTCTTATTTTATAAGTGTCCGTTGTTGTATATTCCGTGAAATTGAAAGGCGTTCCGACTAACTCCATAATTCCTGATTCTAATAAATTTAAACCAGCAGGATTTAGGTTAGATGTACTTGTCTGTTCGTATATATCGTAATCATATTGACCATTTAAAGCAGTACTAAAATTAGTATTTGTAACAATACTAAACTCATTGTATCTGTCCTTAAATTGGCTTATATCTGTGTTATTTAACATAACAAATTTAACCTCTGTATTTGCGCTTCTATTAGTAAATACAAATAAATAGTTAGGATTCGTTAATAGTTGCTTTTCAGTTAAAGTCAAAATAATATTTTGGGTTTGTCCTTTTGTTAACCTAATCATATTACTATATAGCTAAAAAGCTAATTTGTTGCATATCCTACAATAAAAAACCGCCGAACCAATTAAGGAACGGCGGCAAACCTATAAACCTATGAAAAAACTTAAGCTCCTGCGGTTGTCAATACAGAATAAACTGCTTGTGCAACGCTTGGTGCTAATTCTGCTTCTGATCCTGTAAAGGTTAAAGTGAATCCACTTCTATCGCCTTGTGTAGTACCCGTGCCAGCAGTACCAGCAGTTAAATCTAATCCTCTTGTTTTACCAAGATACCAATATACGCCATTTGAATCTTTTACTACTGCAATTAAAGTATTTTGTGCAAGTAATAAAATTTCGTTTCTTGTAGCGGTTTGTAATTTATTTAATACAACCATTAATTCCTGTGCGTAAAATACTGTTCCATTTTGTACGTTTGTAGTAATAGTTTGATTCATCATAGATGTATCCTTTACTTGCTCGTATTTATAGAATCTTTTACCTGGTGCCTTTGTTAATGTTGTAATCACTCCGCTTGCTTCGGTTGTTGCAGTTACGTTGGCTGCTTCTATGAAATACACTTCCGTAACACCGCCTAAGCTATCTCGGCAGTCTAAAGTGTATCCTGATGTTAATGCGCACGGCATAATATTAAATTTAAAATTTTATTAAAAATGGGGAGTATATTTCAACTCCCCAATAATTATGCTAAGATAAACTTAACGATCTCGTCTGGGAACGCTACGTTTACACCCATTTTGAACTCACTTACAAAACGAACTTGATCAGCTTCTTTTGCGTAGAAAATTTCAAATTTCTCCTCTTCGTTCAACAAATCTGTTCCTAAGAACAAGTTAGATAAACGCATTGCGTAAACCTTGTTAGTTCCGTTCAAACCTGCAAGTGCTACAACTTTAATCATAGTACCTGGTAATACAAACTCGCTATCAGCTTTCACATCAATTGAATAATGGAATTGATTTGCGTTCTTTAATGCAACTGTGTAAGTTCTAAAAACATCTTGACCACAGAAGATAGTCATATCATCAGCAGCTACTACTTTCGCAGGGATTGCTTGATATACGCCATCAAAAATCTCAATAACATTTGCAGCAGTAATTGAGCTTAAAGGCGCACCTGAAATGAAAGTAGATGTGTTAGCAGCTACAACACCAGAAGCAGCACCGATTAATTTTACTAAGCCGTCAAACTTATTCAAGTTAACGTTTACGCTTGTAGTATCACCCTGCCATAAAGAAACTTCTAATTGCTCAGCGATTGTCTTTGCTTTCTTGTTAGCAAATTCTTGCTCAAAAGGAATAGAATCATACATTGATCCTGTTGGTAATGCTTTTTGTAAGTACTTAGATTCTAAGTCTTTAGGACAAAGAGATTCGTTTACTTTAATTTTTCCAACTGTTACTGTTCTTTGAGTAAAAGTTGTAGAACCAGATGCGTTAAATCCGCAAGATCCACCTGCTTGGAAGATCGCGTCTGTGTCCATAATGTTAATCGTTTCAGCAGACTTTACGCCTACCATAACGTTACCTGCGCTTTTAATTAAAGCTGCGGTTTTTGCTCCTAATACAGAATCAGTTACCAATAAGGCTTCGTTTTGCTCTGTATAAGCTGCTAATGCGTCTACGTTAAATGCCATTGTTATTAATTTTTATTTGTTTAAAATTGCGTTTCTATATTTTTCTAATCTTTGTTCTTTAATGCCTTTTGTGTTTACAAACTCATTAAAGCTATTTGGCTTTTTGATAGGATCTTCGCTTGGCGTATTTGAAAGTGCTTCGATTAATTCAGCTACTTGTGCAAATCCTTGCTTAACCTTATTTTCTAAATCCAAAACTTTTGCGTCAGATACATTCTTAGCTTCAATTAATTCAGCAATCTTTGCTTCAAATTGATCAGCCATTTCTTGAATCTTTTTATCTTTGTAATCTGCTCCCGCTTCAACTTCTGTGTCAACTTCTGGACTTGCTTCAACTACTTTAGTTTCAATAGCGGTAATTTTTCCGTTCTCATCTAAGGTAATTTCTGTTCCATCCATTAATTCGTGATCCCCTGCTGGTGCTGGTTGCCCTTCAATAGTAACTAAACCGCCAACCTCTAAAGCTGAAATATCAACCTTAGTTCCGTCCATTAATGAATATTCTGCCATTTCAACCTTAGTTTCCTCAACATTAGGTTCAATAACTTCATTTTCCTTAACAGGCGCAGCGTTGTCCTCAAACAAAGCCTTAATTTTTAAAATTGCTTCCTGTGCGTTCATACTTTTTTTATTATATAGTTAAAAAATAAATAGTTTATCACTTAACTTGTGATAATATTTTTTTGATTGCATCAACCATAGACGCAACCTTGTTTACTTCCTTAGGTTTGTAGGTAAATAACCCCTCTACGCTGAATCCCATAATATCCCCGTTTTTAACCTTAGACCAAGCCTCGTCATTATCCACGATCATAGATCCAAACCAACTGCCAACAGGCGCATCTTCAAATCCTTTCATTGGCATAATACCGCGCGAAGGATCAGAAATAAAACTCTCAAATAATGTAACTCCCTCAAATTGTTGCTTAGAATCGTGCATTAAATTAACATTGCTCTGGAATCCTTTTTTAAAAAACTTTTGAACAATCTTAAGAATAGTGTCCGCACTAAAAGCCACATAGTAATCGCCATAAGTAGAATCAGACCTAAAAATAGGCGTATCAGCCAACATAATAGCACCCGAAATAATACGGCGATCTTCATTTGTTACCTCAAATTTTTGGGTTTTATTAAAAGCGTTCCAATTCTTTTGTATTGCAGGACGATCAACTAATGCAATGAAATCAACTTGTGAATCATCATCTATGCTATCCGTAATGTCCAACATATAAATAGGTATCTCTGTATTCATATCTTTAAATAGTTTATTTGTGAATATTTATCGTTTAACTAAATCTTGCTCTTTGTCTTATGGCTGCCATTCTTTGTTGATTGCCTGTAACATCTGTCTCAATAACGTATGCCCTTACCGCCTGATTA